CCGGCTGGGGGACCGCCAGCGCTTCCAGGTGGTGCTCCAGGACTCCGGCGACGGCCAGCCCTACTCCGAGTCCAACCCGGCCACCCTGCACGTCTTCCCGGCGGACGCGGACATGCGCACCGTGCGCGGCGCGGTGGAGTCGCACGTCCTTGACGCGCACTTCGGCATGACCGACGAGGAGCGCGGGCTGAACGACCTGTGCGCCCGGCTCACCACCGAGGACCTCAGCAACGAGGAGCTGAACCGGGTGCTCCGGGGCCTGCTGGCCCGTTGACACCCCAGGAATTCCTGGGGTAGAGTTCCTCTTGTAGCGGCACCCGACTCCTCAGGAGAGCCCCATGGCGTACTTCCTCGATCCCGAACTGGCAGCGCTGGTGCGCGCCGAGCGGCGCGGACAGCGCCGGGCCGCCCAGGGCAGTGCGCTGCGCACGGGTGCCGCCCCGGTGGCCGGGGTACCGGCCTCACGGCGCGTCTACGGGCCGAACAAGTACCGCAAGCAGTGCGCCGCCGAGGGCTGCACCCGGCGCGGCTACATCGCCGTCGGGGAGGGCCTGCTCACCAAGGGCCCCGACGGGGCCTGGGAGGTGCTGCACGCCTCCTGCAACTGAGGAGGAGCGATGACCACCTGGACCGTGCGCGAGGACGCCGCCGGATGGAGTGTCCACCGCGACCACCGCGAGGCCGAGACCGGTCTGACCTCCCAGGAGGACGCGGTGGACGCGGTCCGGCGCGGCTTCGTCCCGCGCGACCGCGTGGTGCTGGAGGAGCGTGACGGATATCGCACGCCGATCACCCGCCGGATGAGACGTCGGCGGTAACCAAGAATCCCAGGAAACGATCCCCTTTCCCGCCAGAAAGCGAGATTTTAAAATGCAGAAGAACGAGCTGAAGCCGGGCCAGCTGCTCGCCTTCCAGGCCGTCAACAGCCACCAGGTCAGCCCTGTCCTGCTGGTCAAGGCCGAGATGTGGCAGTCGCAGACGATCACCGACGGCAGGAGGTACACCCCGAGGGCCATCGGCTACAAGCTGGTGCAGGCCAAGAAGGGCTCCGTGGCCCACGACGGCTTCGGCCACGGGAAGACCCGGACCGGTTACCTGGTACTGCGCTACCGCGAGGTGAACCGCCACCAGGGCGACACCCGTACGCCGCTGACCCTGGGCGAGCAGGCCGACCTCCTCTCGCGGCAGCAGGAGCGGTTCGCCCAGCTGGTCCGGGAGGCCGAGTCCGGCACGCAGCTGGAGAACCTGCGCTACAGCGAGGACCTGTGCTGGGACTTCGTCGGCGGACGGGTTCTCGCCGGTGAGTGGGCGGACGTCTACGCTGGTCACGTCGATGCCACGGTCGCTACTCAGGGGTTCAACGAGAAGGGCGATGCCTGGGAGAAGCAGCGCAACGCGGACCTGCGGGAGACCGCGACGATGCTGGAGGAGCTGCTCGGCAGTCCTCCGGTGGTCGGCGGCGCGTGCTACTCCCCGGCCAAGGACGGCTCGGGCGAGGACGGCCGGTACGTCCGTGAGGGGTACGTCAAGCTGACCCTGGAGGACGCCCAGGCCCTGCTGGCCCTGGTGACCGCCCGTAGCTAGTCCGAACCGCTCCGCACAGAAGGACCTCCGGCCCCTGGCCTGGGGTCCTTTGGTGCTGTCGGTGGCTTGAAAAGCCCTTTGAAGGGGTGAGGGAAGCACCATTGGGACCGGACGAGGGGGCGGGGATGCTGGTTGTAGCGAGCGCTCTCCGATCGCTCACGAGGAGGTGGAGCGCCTCATGTCACCGGCAGACCCTGTGAACAAGGACGACTTCAACAGGTACGTAGACAGACATGACCACCAACACGGCGAGTTGGACACCAGAATGTCCAGAGACATGGTCCCCATGTCTGGCTACCTCGCCGACCAGCGCTCTACCGATCGCCGCTTCTCGCAGCTCGAAGCGGCGATCGCCATCAAGGCGGACGCCGCCACGGTGGTGGTCGTGGAAGGCAGGCTGGGGAAAGTGGAGGCGCGTCCGACCTCCACACGCAATCTGCTGATCGCACTTGCGGGCCTGGTGCTCACTCTTGCCGGGATCGTCGTCAGTGCGTACATCTCGACGAGGCACGGAGGCTGAGGATGGGCGTGAACGACTGGCTGGAATGCCATCACCACGAAGTGGTGAGGACCGCTATGGGAGTGGTCCTCGCGGGGATGGTCGGGGGAGGTGTGTACTCCTCCAGCCAGTTCTTCACGCTCGCCCACCAGAACTCCGAGAAGGACCGCGTCATCGCACAGCTCTCGAAGAGCCTGGACAGCTCGCGCAACCAGCTCCAGGCCGACGGCATCGCGCCGACGTCACCGTCCGCCCGCGAGATTGTGGACGGCACGCATCCCTCCCCGACCGTGACACTGGCTCCTGGCACACTGACTGTGGCGCAGGCTGCCGCCCACGGGGCCCAGGACAGCGGTCTGCCCGTCCTCCCCGCCGGAGTGCTCTACTACGCCGTGTTCGACCCCAAGCGCAGGAACTAGGAGGCCGCTATGTCCGATCCGCTGCCGCCGGTGGAACCAGCGGGTGAGCAGACCCAGGAGAACGTCGTGGTGGCCGTGGCTCCTTCCCGGGTCCAGAACCCGGGCGCGGCACTCGTGCTGCTGGTCGTCGCGGTCTTCTTCGTCGTCGCCGCCATGCTGGCCGTCTTCCAGCTCAACAGCCAGAACTCGTTCTCCTCGATCCGCAACGAGCAGAACGCCAGCCAGGTGGCCCGTGACCAGCTCGCCCAGGTGATCTGCACGCTCTGGAGGAGTGCCCCGCCCGCCAGCCGCTCCAGCCGCCCGCCGGGGCAGGTCGCGGAGCTGGACCGGCTCTGCGCCATCCTGCTCCCTGTCTCACCCGCTCCCTCGCCATCTAAGGGGTGAGGGACCGTTTGCATCGGTCCGGAAGGGACCTGGCATGACGTTCTTCGGTCACGATGTCAGCAGCTACAATCCCGGCTACCAGCCCAGCGCCAATGAGTTCGTGGTGGTCAAGGCCACCGAGGGCGCGCACACCAAGGACTCCGACTGGGACGCGATGAGCGCCCGGGTCAAGAGGGCGGGCGCGATCCTGGTCGCCTACCACTTCCTGCACTCCGACTCCTCCGCCCAGGCCCAGGCCGACCTCACCGCCTCGGTGGTGCCCAGGGGCGTCCCGATCATGGTGGACGTGGAGGCCGAGGGCGGCTCCCGTCCCTCAGTGGCCACCTGCGCGGCCTACGTGGACGCCTGCCGGGCGCACGGGCTGCTGGTACGGCTCGTGTACTTCCCCAAGTGGTACTGGCAGTCGGTGGGCTCCCCGAGCCTTCAGCCGCTGATCGACCGCAAGCTCGGCCTGGTGTCCTCGGCGTACCCGGGAGGGTCCGGCTACGGCGGCGACTCCGGCTCGGGCTGGAGCGGGTACGGCGGGATGACTCCGGTCATCTGGCAGTACAGCGACACTCCGCTGGACGAGGACGCCTTCAAGGGCACCCGCGCCCAACTGCTGGCCCTGCTGGGGTACACCGCCCCTGCCCCCGTGCCCACCCCGACCCCCGCTCCCAAGCCGGTGCCCACGCCGGTGATCGTCCCCAAGGAGATCGAACTGGTCATCGCCTACGTCGAGAACAACCCCAAGAAGCTCAACGGCGCTGTGTGGCCCGGGGACTTCCTGCTGTGGGGCGGCAAGTTCAGCCACATCGCCACCGAGGCCGACCTGGCGCAGTTCGTCGCCGCCGGGCTGCCCCACGTCAACATGTCCTGGGAGATGTACCTCTCCCTGACCGCCGGGCACTGAGCCGTGTCCACCACTGACAACGGCCTCTCGGACCTGGTCCCCAGCCTGGTCCGGACCTGGGTGCCGGTGGTGGTCGGAGGATTCATCTCCTGGGCCGCCACGCAGGGCATCCAGATCTCCACGGGAGCCCAGGGGGCACTGATCGTCGTGCTCACCAGCGCGATCATCGCGGTCTACTACACGGTGGTGCGGCTGCTGGAGCAGAAGTGGCCCGCCGCAGGGCTGTTCCTGGGAAGCGCCACGCAGCCCTCCTACAACGCCCCCAGCGCCCCCGGGAGCCCTGCGGCGGTACCACCGCCCCGGGAGCCCCCGACAGGCCCGTAGAGCGCCTTCCAGCCCCGCCGGGATCCCCGGCGGGGCTGGATGCTGTCCGGACGAGGTACTGCCCCCAGAAGGGGTGGAGGTGCGTTGATGCTGAAGTTCGCCACGGCCCAGGTGCTGAGTGCGGTCCTTGCCCCTGCGGGGATGAACCGCCATGCGCGCAGGACGTTCGCGCACCGGCACCACTTCGACTACGAGGTGCGGCCGGGGTTCCTGTACGTGCGCAGCCGGGCGATCAGCAGCCGCTGCAACGACAATTACGACGAATTCCCCGCCGAAGAGCTGGAGAAGAGCTACAAGACGTTCCTGGGCAAGCCGGTCTTCGTCAACCACAACAACGAGAACCACAAGCGCGCCCGGGGCGTGGTGATCGACGCGGTGCTGCACAAGGACTCCAACCGGGACGGCAGCAAGGACTGGTGGGTCGAGCTGCTGCACGAGGTGGACGCCGTGCGTTTCCCCAGGCTGGCCCAGGAGATCCTGAAGAAGAACATCGCCCGCACCTCCATGGGCTGCGACGTGGCCTACTCGGTGTGCTCGGCCTGCGGCAACAAGGCCACCAGTCCGGCCGAGTACTGCGAGCACATCCCGGCCGCCAAGGGCCAGCGGCTGTACCGCAGGACCGCGTCCGGCAGCCACGAGGGCATCCTGATCCGGGAGACCTGCTACGGGTTGAAGTTCTTCGAGAACTCCCTGCTGGTGGAGCCCCCGGCCGATCCGACGGCCTTCGTGATCGGAGAGCCTGTGCTGGGACCTGGTACGAAGCTCTCCTCGCTTGCTACGGCGCGGACCGCGTTCTTCTTCGACGAGGCCAAGGATCCGCGCTTCGCCGAGGTTGGCATGGGCGAGGACGAGGACGGCCACTACGTCAAGACCCACCGGGCCCGCTCGAAGTCCTACGAGACCCCCGAGGCCATCCCGCAGTCCGAGGTGGACCGCATCGCCGCCACCGGCACGCTGACGAGTATCTTCGCGGCCATCTCGCGCAAGCCCGGTGAGGGCCAGCAGGAGTTGTTCGACTCCGCCCCGCTGCACATGGACAAGCCCGAGCCCTCGAAGGTCGGTACCTGGAGCGCGAAGGACGCCCCGGTCGACTACGACGAGATCGGCCGCCGCTGGCCCCAGCAGTACGGCGACCCGGAGATTCACGGCGAGGACGCGAACTCGGACGGTCCCGCTATCGGGGATGCAGCGAGCCACCTGGCATACGCCACCCCGTCGGACCCCGAGGGCGAGAACCACCACGTCAGCGAATTGCAGTTCCACTCAGAGCGCGTGCACCCCTCGAAGATCGACTACGCACGCCACGGCCGGTACGACGAGCGCGTTTCCCGGGCGCGCGAGGGATACCGAGACAGGCCCAACGACGTGCCCCCGCTGGTGCTGGTGCACCGGCATGGCGTCTACCAGGTCGCCGACGGCCATCACCGTGGCGAGGGTGCGCACCTCGAAGGCAAGACCGTGCGGGCGTACGTCGCGCACTCCCCGTTCCCCCACGAGCCCTCCGGAGACGGTGAAATGGCCCCTTACCACGGCGCTGAGCAGAGCCCCGGCCGCACAGCCACTCTCACTGAGCTGATGCGCATGGAGGCGGCCGGACGGCTGCCTGCCAACGCCGCCGACCACCCGTGGTTCCAGACGGCCGGGCTCAGCCACCACAACGTCATCGCGCACTGGGACCAGGCGACCCCCGAGGAGAAGGCGCAGGGCGCGCGCTGGTACCCGGACGCGCACCACGTCGCCAAGGCCATCGCCAAGCTGGACCCGAGCATCAAGACCGACAAGGAGGCCGCGCACAAGGGCGCTGGCGTCCTGTCCGCGTACTCCCCGCAGCAGGGGTGGTGGGCCAACCAGCACAACGCGGCCCGCAGCTTCGTGCAGGGCAAGGCGGTCGGCAAGGGCGACGGGATCATGGTGATGGGCTCCCACGCCAACGCCGCCCAGCGCATCATGAACGGCGAGGACCACCAGGACGTCCTGAAGGGCCCCAAGACCCAGGACTTCGCCCACCTGATCGAGCACGGCGGGAACGACGAGAACGGTCAGCCCTCCAAGCGCGTCGTGATGGACCGGCACGCGCTGTCGGTGGCTGCCGGAAGGCGTCTGTCCGCCGAGGACACCAAGGGCTTCCCCAGCTCCAGCCGCAAGCACTACGAGCACGCTGCGGAGACCTACCGCACCGCTGCCGCCGTGCTGTCGGACCGTGAGAAGCGCACCATCCCGCCGCACGAGGTGCAGGCCGTTACTTGGCTCACCCGGCAGCGGCTGAACGCTGAGGGTGACGCCTCCCCGGGCCAGAAGGGCCGCAACACCGTTCAGCGGAACCAGCGCGAGCAGTGGAAGGGCCTGACCCATGAGCACACCCCCGAACTGCACGAGACCGAGCCGCCGAACTCCCATGTCTCCAAGAAGGAGGCGGTGCCCCCTTTCTCCGGGGGCCCGGCTTCTGGGAAGAGTCCTGGTGACCCGGTGACGCACATCGCGGTCGACAAGCCGTACGGCGACGTGAGGTACGCCGACCCCGGAATGCGCGGGGACAAGGCGCGCTACCCCATCGACACCGACGAGCACATCCGCGCCGCCGAGGACTACATCCACCACGAGGAGAACGAGCGGAAGTACTCGCCCGGGGATCTCCACCACGTGGAGGACGCCATCGACGAGGCGGCGAAGGAGCACGGCATCGGCGACCACAAGGGGTCCCGGCGCACGGCCTACGGGGAGGTGAAGGCACCCCAGGACGTCGACACGCTCCGCGAGGACTCCTGCCCGGTCTGCGGGGACCGGGACACCTACGACGGCACCACCTGCTCGGTGTGCGGCTACGTCGCGCCGCCGAGCATCTTCCAGGACCCGGACCTGGGCGTGGCCCGGCAGATGGACCTGCGCAAGAACGTCGAGCAGTTCAACGGGCAGCCCGGCATGCCGGTGGACCCCGACCAGCTCGGACCGGACGGCCAGCCGCTGGACCCGCAGCAGCAGGACGCGGGCATGGAGGACCAGACCGGCCAGCCGCAGCCCGGAGGACTCCCCGGTGAGGTGCAGGCCGAGGTGCAGCCGGGCGGCGAAGGTACCCCGATGGACCAGAACGGGGTCGGCGGAGGGATTCCCGACTCCGACGGCATGGTCCCGCAGGGCCCCGGCGGCGCTCCGATGAACCCCGACCAGCTGGGTCCCGACGGCCAGCCCGTACCGCAGATGCCCGGCCAGCAGGGGGCACCGCCCAACATGGTGCTCGGACCGGACGGCCAGCCGATCGGACCGCAGCCGCTCCCGGCGGCGGCGATCTCCGGCGACGGCCAGCCCTTCAACCCGGGACCGAACATGCCCCAGGGCCCGGGAGGGCCGGAAGGCCCCGTCTCCCCGGACGACCTGGGCCCGGACGGCATGGAGCCCACCGGGCAGCAGCCCGACCCCACCAGGGGCGGCATGGCACCGGGGACCCCGGGGGACGGCGTGCCGGACCTGTCGTGCCCGGCGTGCGGATTCACAACCGACTCGACCCCGGCGACCAGCGTGGACATGGACACCTCGCTGATCCCGCCGGACAACACGGCCTCCCCGGACGGGGTGCAGGCGGGCGACGTCTGCCCGAACTGCGGCCAGGGGCTGCTGGTGAGCCCCGGCGAGGTCACCGGCAACAACATGCCTCCCGAGCCCGGGACGGCCGTTCCGGGAGCCTGACTGTCCAGCAGTGCCCGAGCCCCGCGAAGGGGTGAGGAACCGGCCCACGGGCCCTGAAAACGAGGAAGTACATCTCATGGCAGAGCGCCCGTCGGGCAACCGCCCGCTCATGCAGGCCCTGGCCTCCCAGCAGAAGGTGCTGGGCCAGCAGGCCGCCACCATCCGTGCCCAGGCCCACGAGAACGGCATCCTGCGGCTCCAGCTCGCGTTCGTCGCCAGGATGGCGGGCGTGACCCGGGAGCTGGACGCGATCCGCCGCCAGGCCGACATCGAGAACCCGGCCCAGCCGGTGCCGAACCCGCCCAGCGAGAGCGCTGCGGAGAGCACCGAGGAGGCCGTCACCCCCGAGGCGTACGACAACCCGAACCAGATCGGGCAGACCCCGGGAGCCAACCAGCACGTCCCCGCCATGGCGACGGACACCCCGATGACCCCGGGCGTGACGCTGCCCACCAGCCCGTACAACGAGCTGCTGAACGTCTCCGCGCCGGTCGCCGGTACCGAGACCCACGTCCCCAACGACCAGACCCGCATCGAGACCGACGTGCGCGTCGGGGACCCGATGAACCCGGAGACGGCGTTCCCGCTGAACCCGAGCGCGCTGGGCCCCTCGCAGCAGCAGGGCACCACCCCTCCGCGCGACGGCGAGATGAGCCAGACCGCCTCCCGGAACCGGATGGTCGCCGCCCTGCGGCTGGCCCGGCTCCAGATCGCCCAGGGCATGGCCCAGGGCGAGGACCTCACCGTGGCGGCCAGCATCGAGGCGGACCGCAGCCTGTCCGACGCGGCGATCCGCAGCGAGATCGGCACCCTGACCCGGGTCGCGCAGGTCCAGGCGAGCCGGACCGCCTCCCAGCGCCCGGCGGGGGTCGTGCCCCGCGCGGCTTCCCAGGGCGTGCAGCGCACCATGCCGAGCCTGGTCACCCAGCCCAGCCCGATCACCTCGGTGGCGGGCGCTGTGGGGGCCTACGACGCGGACGCCGAGGACGTGTTCCTGTAGGGGTACGGGAACACCGCGAAGGCCCCCTCCAGTCCCGAGAGGGGGCCTTTTCACGCAGTGATCCTGTCCGCTGGCCCCTGAGAGCGGGGAATGGGTGAGGAAGACCTACTCGGAGAAGGGATCAGCGACCGTGCTCACGCAGATAGTCGATGGCCTTCTCCAGGAGTCCGGGCTCGTCCCGGAAGGCTCCCAGCCCGGTGTTGCATTTGGCACAGAGCAGAGCCCGCACAGCGCCAGTCACATGGTCGTGGTCGACATGCAAGACTTTGTCGCGGGCCTCTCCGGTGGGCTCATGGCCGCAGATGGCGCACTTGCCGCCCTGAGCGACCAGCATTCGGTCGAATTCGGTGCGGTTGATTCCGTAGTTGCGGACCAGATGATGATCCCGGACCGCCTGCCGGTTCCTTTCGCGCCATTCGAGGTGCTTGTCGGCGATCTCGATGTGGTTGGCGTCCCGGTAGTCGTGGGCGTCCCCCTTGCGCTTGACGCCGCACACCCAGCCCTTGTCGCGGGCGACGTTCCTGGTGATGGGGACGACCTTCTGGCAGCCCCGGCAGAAAGCCGTCTGGTCGAGTTCGTTGACCTGGCTGATCCGGTGGTCGGTCGTGAGCTTGCGGCAGCACTTCCACCTCTGCTCACCGTTGAGCTTGACTCCGGTGTCCTTTTTGACCGTGACCTTTCCGCACATGCTGCACAGCGCGGTACGACCCACCGGGTCGAGCTGGCTGAGCACGTGGAAGGTGTTGGCGGCCGAGTGGCCTCGCAGCCACCTCACAGGCTCTCCCTTGACCCAGCCGCGCGCGGTGTGGGTCTGGGGAGCGACGCGGGTCGGTTCGCCGCACCCGCAATGGCACGTTCCGTACGGCACGGTGCAGTCCGTGGTACAGGGACAGGTTTTTTCGTTCGTCATGGCTACGACTGTATCACTGCCGTGGGGGTCCTCCCTACGGCTTCAATCACCACCGCAGGTGAATTGGCCACAGCGGCCTGACCTGCATAGATATTCGTAAGGAGGACAAATGCTTCGCACCAAAATGAGTACGAGCTACATCAAGCGTACGATCCGACCCACGTACGCGTGGACGCAGTCCACGCCGAAGAGCTGCTTCCTGGACTCCGCGTGGAACCGGTCCGTGCCGCTGTGGCCGGGCATGGTCTACATGCGCACCTCCGGTGAGAACGTCTCGCCCATCAGCGCCACCTCCAGCGTCCCGTACGGGCTGGGCGCGCTGTACGTCGGCGGCGACGGGATCGACGAGCCGCTGGACGCCGGGATCAACACCTTCGCGGTGTGGGTCATGGGCCCCGACTCGGAGTTCGAGATCCTCGCCCCGGCGTTCGACTCCACGCAGGCGTGGGTCGACCCGGGCGACGGTACCGAGGTCCTCATCTACGGTGCCGCCACCGGCACCGCGCGCGGGTGCCTGGCACTCGCCACCAACGGTGCCGCCGTGACTGCGCTCACCACGCAGCCCGTCGCCCGTCTCCTGAAGGTCAACTCCGCCTCGAAGATCACCATCGGTGGACTTCGTCAGAAGTACTAGGAGCTGACCACCATGACCACACTCGCCACCTCGGGCCTGCGGGCCCGCGTCGCCCGCAAGTCGGACGACTACGTCTCCTCGATCGTCGCGCGTCGGGAAAAGGGTGCCCCCCTGACCCACGAGGCGAAGGTCCAGAAGATGGCCCTGATCCTCTCCGACGAGGTGGGCGGCATCCGCCGCCTCGGCGTCGGGATGGTCGGCCCCATCCAGCTGAAGCTGCGCTACCAGGGCATCACCCGGAACGTGCTCGTCGAGGACCCGGTCACCCCGGGCACCCCGGTCGAGTACGACGTCTGGGACGACCTGGGCCAGGCGTACATCATGTCCGGAACCGAGGGCGAGGTCCGCGTGACCCCGTTCGAGGGCAAGCGCGTCCCGGTGCGGTTCTTCCGCATCGCCTCGCGTCCGGCAATCCGCAAGGAAGACCTGTTCTACCTGCGTATCAACGCGGTCGAGCAGGCCCAGGACGAGACCAAGCAGGCCATCCTCAAGCAGGAGGACAGCCGACTCCTGGTCATCCTCCAGGCCGCGCTGACGGACTACTCGACGCGCCCCGACCACACGGTCACCCCGAACCACAACATCACCGAGGCGTCGGGCTACCTGACCCCGGGATCGCTGTACTCGGCCGTGGCCATGACGGACCTCCACGAGATCCAGTCGGCGCGCATCCTGATCAACCCGTTCGACTTCCGGGACCTGTACCGCTGGGACATCAACCAGACCGGCTGGGCCTTCAAGGACCGCGTGGTCGCCGGTGAGACCATCACCAGCTTCGGCGAGTTCCAGATCCAGCGCTCGATCATCGTGCCGCAGGGCAAGGTGTTCCTGACGCCGGAGCCCAACTTCCTCGGCGTGTTCCCCGTGCTGTACTCCCTCGACGTCGAGGAGAACCACATGGTGGAGGCGTTCTGGAAGGGGTGGGTGTTCGACGAGATGGTGTCGATGAACATCCTGAACCCCAGGGGCATAGCCACAATTACCAAGTCCTGATGTAAGTCATGACCTGGTAAGACCTACCTGTTCCATAACGAAGCCCATCCCTTGCAGAAGGGGTGGGCTTCGGCTATGTTCATGAGATGACCAAGACCATAGGGCGACCCAGTATCTGGGACCAGCACGCCGACGAGATGGCCCGGATGTACCAGGAGGAGCAGTCCTCCAGGGGAGAGATCGCCCGGCATTTCAAGACCAGCGTCCAGACGGTGACGCGGGTGCTCATCAAGCACGGCATCGTTTTCGAGGACCGCAAGCGCAACCCCAATGAGGGGCGTACGTCCGAGCAACAGGCGGTCATCAATGCCAGGGTCTCCGCTGCCCTTCTGGGCAAGAAGCGCGGTCCGTACAAGCCCGTGGAGATGCACACCTGCGAGGAGTGCGCGGTCGAGTACGAGTACCACGTGGGCCGTACCGGTGACCGCTTCTGCTCCAACAGGTGCAAGACGGCGTGGTTGGGACGGCAGACCCAGCAGAACGCGCGGGCACGTTACGAAGCGGACCCCAAGAAATGTCCGTGCGGCACGGCTATCGCCTACGAGTTCCGCCACAACCGCCAGTTCTGCTCTCCGGCGTGCCGTGGTGAATTCCAGTCCAAGCGCGAGAAGGACCCGGTCAACTATGTGACCTTCTCCTGCCTGAATTGTGAGAAGGAAGTCACTCGCCTCAAGAACTACGGCAAGGGCCACAGCAAGTACTGCTCCAACAAGTGCGCCCAGAAGCACACCAAGACCAAGAAGCACTACGCCCTGAAGGACCTGGAGATCGTCTTCGACTCCGGCTACGAGCTGGCCTTCTACGGGATCTGCATGCTGCTGAAGATCCCCGTCGAGCGGTACGACCGCCAGCAGGCCGTGGAGTGGTCCGAGGGGTGCTGGTACGCCCCGGACTTTTACTTGCCGACCCTGGAGTGCGCCGTGGAGGTCAAGGGCGTCCAGGACGGCAAGGACGCGGTTCGCTGGGAGGCTTTCCGGCTGACCCGGGGACGGCTGGCCGTCCTGGACGGCGACATTCTCCGGAAGATGGTCGACCACAAGGCGTACTTCACCGAATTGTGGGAGGCGAAGGACGCCGCCTCCACCTGATACAGTCACAGGCGAAAGCCCCGGCAGACCGCTGATCCCCGGATCACGTCACCGGGGCTCAGTCGTTTCCGGCCTGTGGCTCCCGGACTTCCTGTGGTACCCCCGCCGACGCCCCGGAAGGGGTGACAGAGCCTCACGCAAGGAGATCACCATGCCCGTCACCGGCACAGTCGTCGCGCGGAACCTCCAGGACGGCGTCACTGTCCTGAGTTCCGACATCAAGGGCACGCACAGCGTGGAGTGGGGTGCCATGGGCGATCCCGACGGGAACGACGTCCAGTACATCCCCGAGGAGGTCGTCAACTCGGTCCCCTTCAAGAAGGCCCTCGCCCGGGGAGTCATCGAACTCCTGGTGGAGGACTCCGACGAGAAGGTCGCCGAAGCCCTCTCCCTCCAGGTCGCGTCCTTCAAGCGGCGGCAGGCCGGTGCCCGAGAGGACATCCACTCCACCCTGGAGCGCCCGGCGAACAACGACTCGCTGATGCTGTTCTGCGTGGGCCCCGACTCGCGCGGCAACAACAACGCCTGCGGGCAGCCGGTGCCCATGCTGGAGAAGAAGAAGGACGACGTCCCGCCGCTGTGCCACACCCACCGCCCGCTGGCGGCGCAGTACGTGGCCGAGTCCGGCGTCTCCGACGGCAAGTCCGTGACCATCTGGACGCGGGTCACCATGGGTGCCCGGGAAAGCCTGTGAGCGACATGACCACTCCCGCCCCGTACACCGAGGACCCGGCGCACGTCCCGGACCCCACCGCGCTCTCCGGCACGATGGAGACCACCAGCACCGGCGGCGGCAGGCACGACCACCTCGCCGGGGTGACGCGGGTCTTCCACCACGCCGAGCAGGTCGCCCACCACCTGGCGGACGAGATCGCCGCCAGGGCGCTGCACCGGTCGGCTCCCGAGGCGGAGACCGTCGTCCCCGAGGCTCCCCAGGCCCCGCAGGAGGCCGTCCAGGAGCCTGTGGAGCCCGTGGTGGTCCCAGTGGCCGCGCAGGACGCGCCGAAGCCGCAGAACGCCACCAAGACGCCTTCCGCAGGCAAGTAGAAACCCTCCGAGGAGCAGCACATGGCCAACCCCAGCGACTACCCGGCATCCAACGTCGACACGGAAGCCGTCTACGGCAACGTCGGTGCTGCTCCCACGGGCACCCAGGACCGGGCGTCCGACGCCGAGACGTCCACCTTCGCCCCGGGCGGCGGCGGCGCGAACACCACCACCGACGGCATCATCACCGGCACCTTCGACACCGAAGGGGTGTACGGCGGCTCCTACTCCGCCTACGCCCCCACTCCCCCGCCGCCGCTGAGCGGCACGCTGAGCACCCTGGCGGTGGGCTTCCCCTCGACCCCGGGGGTCGTCCAGGCGTACCGGGCCCCGAACACCACGATCGGCTACATGACCGGGTCCGGGGAGTACGACACCACCCGCACCGACACCCCGGTCTCCAGCGGCTCCGGCACCCCGCCGAACCCCAGCGGCTACGCCTACTCGGGCACGGTGGACTCCTCCACCATCGGCTCGGGCATCGGGCCCACCACGACCAACATGCCCGCCACCCCGAGCGCCCCGACCGCTGTGGCCGGGCCCCGCACCGCGACCGTCAACTGGTCGGCGCTGGCGGACCCCAGCGGTGCGCCCATCAAGGGCTACGTCATCCAGGGCTCCACCGGCGGCACCACCTACGCGGGCCGCAACGCCACCTCCGTGGTCGTCAACGACCTGGTGCCGGACCAGAGCTACACCTTCAAGGTGGCCGGGCGCAGCGACAACGGCCTGGGCGTCTTCTCGGCGGCCTCCAACGCGGTGGCCCCGTACAACCCGGACGAGGCCGACCACGCCAACCCCGGCGGGATCCCGGCGTACAACCAGGTCAACCCGATCTACAACCCGGACGGCACCATCAAGACCGGTACCGGAGGGGTCCCCTTCGCCCCTACGGGGTTCGCCATCGCCACCGACGGCACCAACGGCCATGTGGTGGCCACCTGGACCCAGTCCGCCGGTATCGCACCCTCGGGCGGCTACCGGGTGAACCTGTCCAACAGCGGCACCGTCACGGTGGCCAACACCCTGGCGACGGCCACGCTGACCGGGCAGAGCAACGTGGGGGTCCTCACCGGCACGGTGACCGCGCTGGGCACCGCCGGGAACACCACCTCCAACACGGCCAGCCTGACCGGTGACCCGGTGACGATGACCGCCCCGACCCTGACGGGCTCGGGAGCGACCAACCTGACCGCGACCTGGGCGGCCTCCAGCCCCCCGGCCCCGGGCGGCTACACGGTCACCCTGTCCTCCGGACAGACCCACACGGTGGCGGCGGGCGTGCTCACGTGGCAGTTCACCGGCCTGGTGTCCACGACGGTCACCACGGCCACCGTGGCGGCCATCGGCCGGGTGGACACGGTCACCGGACCGGCGTCCACGGGCGTGGCGGTCCCGTAGTCCCGAGCAGGCCCCGTCCACTCCCAGGGACGGGGCCTGCTCGCACAACCCTTGGTAACTGTCCGCCCGGCGCATCGGCATTCCTGTCGGTAGACCGCCCCCACCCCTGAAGGGGTGAAGACCCCGAGAGGACCTGGAGCCCGATGTCCACGAACAGCCAGCACCTGGGGATCAAGATCCCGGACGGGTCGGATCCCTTTCTGAGGACCGACTTCGTCCAGAACTGGAACATCCTGGACAGCTACCCGGGCACCTGGATCTGCACGTCCACCACGCGTCCCACGTGGGGCACCAGCCAGGCCGGGATGGTGATCCTGGAGACGGACACGCGCCGCCACATCCTGTGGAACGGCACCGCGTGGAAGGAGATGCTGACCAGTCCGGCGATGTGGTACGGGTCCCTGCGTCCCTACGCGACCATCAACCGCGCCACCACCGTGACGTACACCGTGGGGACCTTCACCACCCACCGGCCCGGATCCGTCATGGTGATGGCCGGGGTGGAGGCGGGGATGCCCCAGCAGACCCTGTTCGAGTGCAACTTCCGGGTGATGATCGACGGCGCGGAGGCCAACATCGACCCCGGGTACGGGGAGTACATGGGCACCAACATGTCGGGCACCTGGGGCGGCGAGCTG